CGACTACATCAAAGTCCAAATCATCTGATTCATCAAGATTCAATGAAACAGGATTATCCACGTCAGAAACCGAGACAGAAGTGTTAGAGTCATATTTTATATTCATGCAATCAGTGTACCACTCGTATTTCTCAGGAGTGGACATCATATCCAAATGATTTAGGAACATCGAGGGATCATCTTCATAGATGTCAAATGTCTTATTATATGGGAAAGTTTTTACAGTGTAAGCGATGTCTTCCGTGTCAGTGACCTCACAGTCTTCAGTGTAGATTTCATAGAATTTCGAAAATTTTTCTGGCATGTAACTTGTGAGAATGGGAAAATCGATCTCATCATAGTCATCTTTATCATCAAAATATTTTTCTATAGCAATTTGATGATCAATAGTTACACCATATAACTTAAACATTAGATTTCTGGTCGCATCACCTACTTCTTTGTGGAATTTGCTCTTATTTTTGTTGTAGTAATCCTGATTCATTGTAAAAATTTGTTGCATGTATACAGAACCGAGAGAGTCTAGAATTGGGTCACCAAAATTCTCAGAAACACGCGTCATCCACCTAGCAATGGAATATATGATTGGACAACCAGGATAACTATATAGCAAGCTCAAGGCCTTGCTCCTAAACAATTGCTTCATAACTCCATCTCCTGCAGAAACGTATTTTCTATTCGTCCAAAAAAGTCCAGCTAACAAATTGAAAGGATTGCGTACAACAATGCTTTCATTCATGTCATAAACCATGCCACAAAAACTGGCCTCACTCAATTCATCAAAGACATCTATCTTGATGTTGAAACCCAACTCGGCAAAATCTTCAGAAGTTGGAATGTAGCTTTCTAATCGTGTACAGCCATCATCACCCTCATCTACTTGTCTAACGTCACGCCAATCGATTCCATTCTCACTCAATATGAACAACATCATGATCATATTGGACCAGCCGTTGGCCAAACTGGTTGTCATCTCACCGCTCATTCTTCTAGCCTCCAAATACAGGGTCAAATCTTTAAAATCAACTACATTGATTCCCCCTATTACATCTCTCATGAGCTGAGCTATTTCGGGTCCATCTTCCAATTCAGAAAGCAAGTACTCGTACAATGGGAATTCTAACGCATCCATTTGTTCCACACCAAATAGAGATTCAAATGAAATATAATCCGTGGAAGCATACTTACATCCAGCCTTGTAAAGATAATCAAACATATATTGTGGTCTTTCTGCAACAGGTATATGTTTGATGAAGTATGGTAGAGCATACACCGCAGTTTCCATTAATTTGACATAAGGTCCAAATATGCACTTAATTTCATCCATCCTAGAATATATGCCTCTGGGTAACTTTGGATCATCATAGTCTTCGTCCTTTACGAAGCCATGTACACGTCTATATCCCAACCTATGTTTGTTATCTATTTCCATGTATTTCTTGTACAGATCAATTTTTCTAACACCCGAATAATTTGTGTTTTCGGCCCAGGCCTTGAAAGAGACATCCTCAATTCGTTGAATGGGTTTCAACAATTCCCTCATAACCATCATATTAAATTCTTTCAGCCTTTTCAGTTTTTCAGGGTTAAAAGGTGGCGGTTTGCACATGATACGTTTCCTTAAACCACATATTAGAGTTTTCGTGTCTGATGGATCAGCGACAAATTTCTTAAACGGAAACTTGGTTAACAATTGAGTTGAAAGGACAGGTCTCATATTTGGTTCAACTTTCACTTTCGATTTTATTTTTATGTAGGATTTGTCCTTTAGTTCCGGCAGTTTAGGGCACTTCGCAATCTCCACTTCTCCAACCCTATATCCACGACAAACCCTCCTTCTCCTCTTGTATGGGATATTTTTTCTATGTTTTCCAATTAATACAGAGTCAAATGTTACTGTGTTAGCAATCATATTGTCTTCAGTTAATATTCTGTCTTTGTCGTAATTTATTCCCTGGATTGTTCTAGCTGCTTTTTCAATCCTGTCTCTAGCCATGTTATGGGACATCATTGTACTCGTGACTATAGGAGCCACACTCTGAGCTGCGATCTCCAAAGAAACAGTTTTCAAACCCAAATTTTTCTTGGTCTTATAACCATATTTTCCGCACAAGGAGTTCAATTTAATGAACATTCTTCCCGCCATGTTCCTTGGTTTTAATTCTGTAGTTACTTCAAATTTAGCCAAACGTGCATTTTTCAATTTCAATTCACCACGATCATTTATTGCACGACAATCCATCTTTGGACTCTTGATGTGACTAGAAAAACGCCATTCCTGTACCTCCTTAAGGTACCCATTAAGATTCATCTTCTGGGTAAGCATCTCTTTTAAACCCTTCAACATTTTTGTTGGTAAATTCTTCGAATCAACAGAAGCTGCTAGATAAGAGCAAACAGCTATCACAACAGAAGGACCAAAATTTAAACCCACAGCAGCAGCCAAAGTCGTCAGTACAGTTGCAGAAGCCAAGCCTTCGAAAGAGGGGACACTAAAGTTTTGGATTTCAGGCAATTTTCCCATTATGTGTATCATTTCATCTCTGACATGGTTCAGCGCGTCCAACTCCTCATCATCATATTTTCCTTTGATGACCTTCGATCTGTTTTGAATCAACTTGTCGAATTCTTCCACTAATTCCTCATCCAACGGTGCATTCCTCATTATCAAGATCTCATCA